TGATGTATATTGATCAGATGATCCAAAAGAATCTCCGTGACTACCGCTTCTACTTCCACTGCCTATCGATCCAGTTATAGTTATATCTCCTGTAAATTGTTTTTTAACCTCACTAAAACCTCCTATAGCTGTTTCTTCTGCTGATCCTGATAGGTTAGTGTATTCTTCACTTGATAGTTGAACTTGTTTGGCTTTGCTTCTTTCTAATACATGAGGCTTTACTATTATACCTGTACTATGGTCTGACCTAGCTGGTATAAAATCTTGTATTGTTTTAAATATTACGTTATCGTAAAATTTTAAAATTCTGGTAAAATCTTGTAAGTTATTAGAACCCGTAACATTGATTGTGTCTAAAATACTCACACTACTTGAAACTAAGCTACTATAGCTACTAGAGGCTGCAAAATCGGGATCACCAATATATTGATCTATATTGTAAGTACTAGATGATAAGTGATCTGTTATTTGTTTATTTAAAACATCAGTTAAAGAGTATCCTGCTTCAACCATGTTTTGATCTAAAGTATACTTATTATCTCTTTGAACTATAGATGTATATTGGGATAATGTATTACCTTGTGTTATACTTCCTGTATCGTCAATTCTTATCTTTCCTTGAGAAGATGTGTAAAAGTCTAAAGTACCTAGGTTAAGAAACTTTGTACTGTCTATACCACCAATGTGCTTTACAATAAGACCTTCATTAGAACCGCTACTATAAAAAGTAGGAAGACCAAAAGAATTTACTAACGCTCTAATACCTCTTTCGGTACCTTTTGATTTTAATAGTAAAGGTAAGTTATGGTATATTCTTTTATATATTTCTTTTCTATATTGTTCTTCAGCAACAGTAGATGTATTACTAGCAGATACAAAAGTATTTATACTTTCACTACCAGTATCATACAGCTCTCCTGTAAATGTTTTAAAAAGGTCTTTTAAAGAGTTGTTACTTGTATATAATTTAACTCCAAAGTTTTTAAGTACGTCTTCTACTAGGTCTCTAGATATACCTCTATCTATTCTGTTATCATTATCGTACTTATCTGTAAGTGCTTTAGAGTATATCCAAAGGTTATCGAAGTGTTGCCCTATCATATGAATAAAAGTTTCATATGGAGCATTATCAGGATCGTCTCTTAAGTAACTCGGTACGGTATTAAACAGCTGGTTCTGGTTGCTCAAATCATAATTAGAAGATGATGTTAATTGTTCACTATACCAAGAGCCGGTTGCAGATCCTGTAGAGTTAATAAAAGGTCTTACGTTATTCTGTTTTGGCCATGATGTCGACCCACTTTCGTAAAAAAGATGTCTATCATAGTGATCGAAATTCTCTATTATACTATTAATAAGACCTTCGTAGTATGTTCTACTTCCTGATATACCGGTGTCGGTATTTGAAGCACTTTCAATACTGTCTATTGAAGTTTGATAAGAATCTATTAAATCAAACTTATACTTAAAGTTTCTTAATCTTTCGTTTACAGAGCTAAAATTAACAAAATCATTATAATCACTATAGTCTATACTAAGCTCAATTCCTTTCTCTGCAAAAACAGATTTTAACTGTCTATAAGAGTTTGTATTATTAAAGTTAAAGAGGTCGTTATAATCAAAATATTCAGAAGGTTGAACTACTGTTCCTTCACCAGTTTCAAGATTAAAATTAGGACCTTTAATAAACGGTACTATAATTTCATCTCCTATAAATTCTGAGTCTATTTCATAAGCAACTGTATCTAAAACTAGTTCGTGTATGAATAGTGTGCTTTTAAAACTAAACTTTTCTGGTAAAGGTTTATAAAGTTTTACAACAACTTCTTTAAAATCTCTAAAGTCTTGCGTTTTAATATTAACACCGATTACAAGATCGTTATTGTTAAAATTTAATCTAAAGTCATTAAAGTAGGAAGTAGTTTCTAATTTTGATTTTATATCTTCAGTATACTTTTCTACTTGTTCATTTGTAAGTTCAGTTGTAAGAAGGGTTATTTCTTTTCTATCTGGAGATATTTTATTGATATAAAATTCAGTTGCTTGTCTAGTATCAGAATATAGATCGTTTACAAAGTTGTAAACATTTACTATACCTCCGTTAGGGTAGTTATAAAACTTTGCGTCTCTCTCCGGGTCAAGTGTTATTTCGGATGCTCCGTCTTTGCCGGCTGTTTCACTTCCTCCTAAAAAAGATTCGTTATTGTAGTTGTAGTCTGAGTTAAGTATTTCACCGTCTGGGGAGTATATGTGTAGTTCAATTAAATGCTTTTCAGCATCGAACAAAGTATTAATATCAAATGATTCTATAACCTGTTGGTCTGTAGAATCAATTTTTTTAAATCCTATTGGATCTACTGTTGATACTTTGTAATTAATTTGCGGCATTCTCTATCGACTCAGTCTGTGTTTCAATTAATTCTTGATTTACTAATAGTAGCTGCTCTCTTAAGTTTGTAATTTCATCTAATAAAGGTTGAATATCATCTGTGTTCCCTGTTATCTGAATAAGTTCAGAACTTTTTTTAATAAGATATTCATGACTTCTATTAGGACCTTCTATTGGTATGTCATAAAAAAGCTTTTCATATAAACGAAAAAGCTCTTCTACTGTATCGTTATCATCTTCAACTACAGGGTCAACAAAAGTAGTAAAAGAAGTCTCTACTGCTTTTTCAAAATCATCTTTCTTATATACCTTTTTTGTTGCTCTTACTTTACCCATTTCTTATTACCTTAAAAGTAGCATCATTGTTTATTATTGTTGTAGCTCCATCAAGTTCAGTTTTTACTAAAACTCTATAATATCTTTCTGGCTGTAAACCGCTCATCCAAACATCAAAATAAGACCCATCGCTATCACAAGATACCTTGGTATATTCAGTATCGAACGGTATTACCATTTCTTCTGTAAATTCGTCTTTAAGTCCCCAGTATGATTGTGATGGTAGAGCGTAGTTTGTTCTATATATAGAGCTTGTTGTGAATGTTCTTGTTGGAAATTTAGGTCTAGCAAACAATCTAAATCTCTGTCTTGCTATATCTGGGTATTCAGATCTATTGTTATGCAGGTTTATTATAGCATTTGATGATGTCAATAATGTTAAGCTACCTGTAGAATAAGAACTATCATCCCATTTTATATCAAGAGTAGGAGGAAATATTGTATTAGTATCAGCACTAAAGTATTTATGTCTAATAGATGATGTAAGAGAAAACTCTATATCATCGTCGAACTTTAAAATAAATCCATTGTTTATTAATGAACCTGTATAATGTAAAAGTACACCATTAGTTACGTCTACGTTAAGATCTAAGTCATCATTTGTTTCAAATGACTGAGAAGTATGTAATACATACCCTCCTGAACCGGTATAGTAGTTACCTCCACCTGGGTATGTAGCGTTATAACTACCTGTTACTCCTGATGACATTGATACTGAGTTATGAGGTAAGGTCCAAGAATTTGTATTTTCAGCTCCTGCATATCTCCAGGTACATCCTGATTTATCGTAAGGTTCATCTCCATATTTACCTACTCCTCCGTCCCAGTATTGAAATATAGGGTAAGCATGTACAGAGTGTGAAGCTGGTGTTTCATAAGCAGATGCTAACTTTATATTAAGACTAGCACTGAAGTTAGTACTTCCTACTTTGTTATTAATTACATCTGCTATTTCAGTGTCTTTAAAATGTACTAAAATACGAGCTGTCTGTCCTACTCCTAATACGGGGTATGAACCTAATTCAATCATCTCATCATACCCGGCATTTGCTTGAGGTACCTCAGTGAAAATATATGTATCTTTGTCGGGAAATAATTTATATACTGCCATATTATAATGTTGTTGTTCTACCTTTTATATCTACTTCTGGATATTTTACTTCAAATATACAAGGATCAAAAGAAGGGTATACAATATTATTTTTTGTAGCTCCTTTTGTGTCATATGCATATTGAGAGTAATTTCCTCCTGCTTTATTTGTTATTTCTACTTTTTGAACTGTCTGTACTCCTGTTACTTTATCTAATTCTCTAAATATATCTGATAGGTTGATTGGTTCGTTTATGCTTCTTTTTGCTGTTTTAAAGTATTCTTGTAGTTTAAGATTACAGCTTAAAAGCACATCACGACTTGCATAATTAGGTCTAGCTATTACTTCATAATCAACTCCAATGTTTACTACGAAAGCATCTTTAATTGTAACACTGTCTGTAAGCATCATATATTCAGCAAGGTACTTCTGTAAGTTTCTTTTTAGAGAGTAAGTACCTGTTGTTAACTTACCGTTAGCATCGTAGGTTAGTACGTATAGCGCTATAGACATAGGATTGTTTTTAAGAGAATCGTTATCTAAATTAGAGTTAGTAAGTTGATCTCTAGTAGCAAACACTTTAGCTACGCTACCAAAAATTGAAGGTAAAGATAATGCTCTAACTTGATAATCCTGTAAAGTAACTGTTCTATTCTGCTCATTAAAAGCCCTTAAAGAGTTTTCTCTTAACTCATCAACCGTATCTCCGTCTCTTCCTCCTGCTGCTGGTTGAGTGTTATTTACTGTTACCGTTGTTATATTTGATCCTACTAAAGTTACTTTTTGAGTAATAGTATTAGCAGGTACATTCGCCGATACTCCTCCTCCTACTAGATACCTTACCGTTAGATCAGAAGTAGGAGCAACTCCATATGCTTTACTATATAAAAAGTTAGAAGGGTCATAAGCATAATCTATTCTCGATATACCTTGATTAGTAACACTTCCTACGTTTGTAGCGTCTGGTAGTATGTCACCGTCGTCTGATGAGTTCGTACCAGATCCAAACTGTACCTGTAGGTTACCGTTTGACTGAAGTCTAGTTACAAATCTGTTAGGTACTTGTTTTAATGTAAGGAGGTACGGTACAACCTGTGAATCAGTATCTGGGTTTTCTATATTATTAAATACTGTATCTTGTCCTAAGAAAGGTACTTCTGTCCATTCATTACCATCGGCGTCTGTTATATCTAATACCCCTACGATGTTGTCATCTGAAATAGTAATTGTTTTAAATTTTTCTGCTGTGTCAATAGTAAATGTTTTTGTTTTAATTTCAGCAGAAAAAGCTTTTGCTTTTTTCTTTAGTAAGAACTCTGATGGTTTATTTGATCCATCTAGATCGTTTATAATCACTGTTGTTGGATCAAAAGAGCTTGAAAATGTAAAATCAACTGGTTGATCTACTATAAAGTAAGTTTGAGAATTATCAGTTGATTTATATACTGAGTTTTGAGATATAAATGCTGCATCTGTCCATGTTGGATTATAAGATCCGTTTGCATTTACAACCTGTGAAAATGTTAATTCAACTTCAGATACTCCTGTTACTTTTGGTCTATACCCCATTGTGTACGCAAGGTTGAAAAGGTTTTTAGGGTCTTTTGCATAAGTAGCAAAAGTTTCTTGTAGTTGTGTATCTTGATAGAAAGATAGTACGTCTCCTACGTAAGATGCCATTTCAATAAACATCATACCTGGAGCAGTTCCTGAAAAATCATTGTATGTATCAGGAAAATAATTTTTAGCGTACTCTACTAACTGTGTTCTAAAGTCTACAAACTCTTTGTTTATGTATTTTATGTCTCTTTGTTCAGCCATTATTGTTCAAAATTTATTACTACTTCATCTTCTATGTTACTATCTATCAAAGCGTACCTTAAAAAGAATACGACTGTATTAGTATCTGGGTTAGATCTAAGCTGTAGTAAGCTTGGTTCTATTCTTGGAAAAAATACCTTTAGGTCTTCTCTGATAAGCTCTTCTATTTCTAAAAGTTTATTACTATTGATATTTTCAAATAGAAGACTTTTAAGATTAGATCCGAACGATGGATTAAGGTATCTTTCTCCTTTGTTAGTTAAAAAGTAGTTAAGTAAGTTAGCTTTAAGAGCATCTTTAGTTTGAAAAGTTTGATTAAATACTGCGTCTCCAGATAAAGGAAGATCTACACCTATAGCTTTTCTTGGCTGTAGGTCAAGTGGATCTATTCTTTGTATATCTGTTGCCATCTTATCTTAGTCTTGTTTTATCTTTTTTATTAGCAGCATCTAAAATACTTTTTGCTTTGCCTACAAAGTCTAA